AGCATACGTGCTTGCTCCTGACATACGCCCATAGACAAAAGCTCTTTATAAGCTGCTGTCATCCTCAACGTAGCTCGCCTGTAAATATCGCAGGCTACCATATTGTGTTGGATAGCTTCACTAGAAGACCCCTGCTTGACGTTATCAGTAGCCTCACGCCAGTACGCAGGCTCATAGAACTCTATGTCTGTATCTACATAGCGTCGGCTAATCTCATTCCAAGTCAAGCCCACTTGATGTTTGCCTAATTGTCTGGCTACAAAGAGTGGGGCTTTGATCCTGAATTGTAATTGCACATGAGCGAACGGCGACCAGTGACCATGCTTGGCTAAGAAAGTAATCAACTTGCTATCATTGTTATTAAGAACATTACTGTGCTTACCAAAGGATACACGGGCTGCGTTGGATACGGTTAGGTCACTGCCCATGCTGTCCACTAGGTCTGCTGTCATCTTAGTCATAGTTCATTTCCTTGCCTGTGTAGTATTGGTAGGCTTTATTCAGAGCAGCTAAGTCATTCGCTACCTCCTCAGGGTACTCACCGTAGTCATACATACGTGCTATGTCTCGCATGGATTCATGTAATGATGTTGCTACTAGCCTGACTACATCAACGTGTGATACATTTAGTGTGATAAGCATTAGCAATTCTCCAATCGTTTAATTTCTGCGTCGATATAGAACTTCATCTTCTTAGCACCGCGTAGCTCATCACAGTGTGATGCTTGCCCATAGCGGTAGCACTCCCTGAAGATCTCACCAACCTGTGCGTTCATGTCCTTGTATGAGATAAGATCCTGTAGCTCCCTAGCCCCTGCGGGTAGCTCATAGTAACTGGCTGTGCTGCCATCACTGGTTACGCTAATGCCTCGTGCCTTCGCATGTTCACCGAAGGTAAGCTCTTGATCCCCGAGAGTCATTCCTTTAGGTACTGGTGTACCATACGGGCGGTTCCTTAGATACATAGCCTTATGTGCTGAGTTCCAATCCTCCATAGTCGCATCGTTTAGCTTACTCATTTAGTCCATCTCCCATGTTTGTTTAGTATCATTGGTACTAGCATTGGCCTACCGCCTAGTGAATCAAACTTATGTTCTTCCGTCCAGATCCATGTGTCCTTGAGATCATATAACTTATTATAATCCTGTAGCATGGAAGATGGAAGACCTGCTGTCTTTAATTTCCTCTCTGGTATGATGTCGTGGTTGCCCTTAGTGATGATCATCTTAGGAAACATCTCTTGCAGTACCTTACAATCCTTCTTAGCCTTCAGGTACTCAGTCTCAGCATCCATTGAGTCAGGCTCAGACTCATGGTAAGACCCTCTATGGTGGTCGATCACATCACCTACGTTAAGGATCTCAGAACACTTGTACTTGCGCTTGGTGTGGAACAGGAAGTCCATAGCGTCACGATGCTGGTAAGGTAGGTGCATGTCAGAGATTACAAGAATGTTCTTAGTATCATTCAGTATGACACCACACCCTAGGATAGGGCGCTTAAGAATATTTCTCTTAGCATACCTAGCAGCAGCAGAGTTGGGATCAAGTAAGCATCCAACTGACATAGACCAGCGAAGCTGTTGCATGTCTGCATAATATGATATTTCAAATACACTATGATGGTGTCCTTGTATTGAATTGTGTGAGTACCTAGAGGCATTGTATCTAGTGTTACCTGAAACGCTGTGTACCATTAATGTATCTATCATTAGTCTTCCTCGTGTGTTGGGCCATAGATAACATGAAAGAACTCATGCTCCATTAAATCTTTTCTATTGTGATAAGCAGATGATATGAATATATATACATCAGTAGGTGATAGGTATATCGTGCATCCTTCATACACATGCCCTTCAGGTGGCTGACACACTGATGCTACAGTAGCAGGCGGTACTGTGTACATATTAATGACCGCTGTCTCTGGTGGTGTGTACTCTTGATCCTTGTCCACCGTAGTGATGTCACTAGGTCTATCGCAGGCAGCTAACAACAGTAAGCAACCACACAACAGAACTTTATTCATCATCGTACACATCTCCTATCGTTAGTAGTTGTTGCTTTGCCTTCTCCAAGGCCCATAAGATTTCCATTGGCGACCAGTTATCCGTTGTGTCTATGCGTAACTCGCTTTCAGTATCCCATCCCAGCAGGAAGACTGAATCATAGGCGTCCTTGTTTCTTTCTAGCACCACATTAGCATCTGAGTTAGGGTGTAGTTGTATGACTGTCATTATTTTTTCTCCCATTCCGTTGGTGTGTTGTCCCTAGTATAGTGCAGGAACTCATGGCTATCAGCCCAGTCCCCATGTGTACGTCTAGTGCCATCCTTTCTACGTTGTGCGTTAGGCATAGGCTTCTTAGGATCAGAGAAGATGAACACTAACACTTCGTTCTTCTTCAAGCCTCGCTTAACATCAACGTACTTCCTTGCCTCACCACTGGTACGAAACCTACCCTTGACCTCAATGTAGATGACATTCTTGCCATCATGGTAGATGAAGTCAGGCTCGTAAGTTTTCTCCTGTACGTATGCCAGCTTACATGAATGGAACTTACACCCCTTCAGTTGTTGTTTGTGTAGGTCATGCTCGAACCAACTATCATACCCCGCTGGTGGCTTCTTCCGTTTCATCGAGAGTCTCCATTACTTTAGCAGCAAAGGCATGTATCATCCCTGCCATCACATGAGTGGGTAAGTCCATGTCAATCTCGTAAGGTGTGTACTCAAAGGTTAGGTTAACTGTCTTTGTATCTGTGTTTTCGGTAACTCTAATCAGTACTTCACTCATCATTCATCTCCTATGTTCTTAGTAACAATCTCATGGACTCGTGGTAGTTTGTTGACCGTTGTTAAGTACACTGGTCGTCCTCCTGCATACACAAACGTCCTCAGTTCAGGCCAACACTCCTGCTTGTGAGCACAGTACGAGCACTCAACACACAGCTTCTCATTGCCTGACTTACCGTCTGGTACTGGTGCAAACCATCTATCTGGTGGCTCTGGTGCAGCTACCACTGCCTTGATGTGGTCTATCCTATCCTCAACAGGTAGCAGGGCATCTACTGGTGGCTCATACAATGCAAGCGTACCGTTCTGCTTGTCCATTGCAAGGAAGCCTGCTCTGTCTGTCTTGAAGGCGTGCTTGTACGCACTGATCTGACCTATGTAACCAAAGCTATCTTGGTCAGGCAGTGTACCATCTTGAAACTTCTTGAAGGCATAGCTACTAGCAGACTTAACATCAATCATAGCACCATCAATTACAGCGTCGATGTGCCCTACTATACCATTGATCTTACACTCGGCTTGCTCCTGTTCTACTGTGTGCCCTGACTCCTTGGCTAGGTACAGCAGGATAGATTCAACGATGTCCCCTAGTAGGAACTTCAGCTTGGTGTGTGGTAGTAGTGGTTCCCTTACCGCTGTACTGTTAACATCGTAGTACAAGCTGCGATCACAAGGGCGGCCAATGTTAGACATACGCAGAGTGGAGTTACCACCACGCCCACTATGCTTGAGCCTATTAGCGATAACACTTGATAGGTCTTTCCCGAACTCTTCGTTAAGTGTGGGGTCACACTCATGTCCGTCGAACAAACCATAGATGTCCTCGATTAAAGTATCAACTGTCTTATCCATGTAGTTCTCCAACTATCCGTGTACATTCAGCAAGGGTCATGGTTCTCTTTCTCCACTTGCCTCCCATTTTAATTGAGTAGTTAATCACCTTGCCGTAGATACCAGCACGAGGATCAACGTGTGATTGAATGTTCTTAAGAACAATGTGTAGAGGGTATAGCTTCATAGACATACAGTAATTCATAGGTGACTCCTAAGTGTTGGGGGCCGAAGCCCCCGTTAATTACTCGGCTGAGAAAGCGTCAGTTGCTGGGGCTTCTGCTGCATACCGCTCAATATCACCAGCAGTGTATGCCTCAAACTCTCGGGCAAGCTCAATGATCAGAGCCACAGTACCTTGTGGATCTTCCATACCTTTAGTGCTGTCGATAGTCAGGCCAACTAACTCTCGTGCATTAGTCAATGCGTTCTGACGAATGATAGATCGTTGTCCATCCTCCAATGCAATGGGGAAGGTGCCTCGTGAGAAGGAAGACTTAGCAGGGCCACTGCCACTGGATGCTGATGCTGATGATGCACCACCATCTGATGACACGATCTTCACATACTTCATGAACTTGGCACCACCATCATCGAACTCTACTACGTCACCCTTAACTGCCTTGACATCTGCCCACTCTTCCTTGGTGCCATACCATGTACCGTTAACCAAGATGGAGTACTTGCCGAACTTAGTGTTGAACGCTTCTACTGTACCGTTAACTTTGCTCATGATCTAATCCTTATATTTTATAGTCAGTTTGTGTAGCCCATGATCGGCCTATTGTAACATCTACCTTCAAGGGCAAGTCGAACACTATGCCCCATGTATCTAGTATATACTTCGGGGCGTCCTCCAACACCCGCTTAACAAGTCGTGCAACTTTATCTACTACAGCACCATGAACATCAAGCATTATACTATCATGCACAGTGTTTACAAGCAACGCTTTTGTTATTAAGAACGGATCTTTCTTTAACTCTTCATACAATACTCCCATCATAAGAGGAACAATGTCACCAGTAGCGAAGCCTTGTACTGGATAGTTCTTCATCTGTGTTGGCGAGAAGGACACGGGTTGCCCTCTCTTGACCATGAACTCTAGTGAATCATACTCTTGGAACACATACCTCCTGCCTGTTATAGATGTGTAGTGACCTATGCCTGCCGGTAAACCTTTCTCAGTGCGGTACTTGCTGGGCTTGCGTGATGCTTGCACCTCAGATGATACCTTCTCTTGGAACCGCTTGACTCCGGGATACCGGGCATAGTAATTCTTAATAAACTTCTTAGCCATCTCGACAGGTAACTCTAGTTTCTCTGCCATAGCGGTGGCCCCTGACCCATACTGTAGCTGGAAGCTGAAGCCCTTAGCGATCTTCCTGTACTTGGTGAAGACCTCATTCCCTTCTTGGTAGCCTGCAAGTAAGTCCTTGTATGGTATGCTGAATAGATCAGCAGCAGACATACAGTGCAGGTCAATCCCTGTTTTGATGTCAGCCATTAGCTGCCTGTCTTGCGATAGGAAGGCCAACACTATGACCTCAAGCTGGCTATAGTCAGCCTCCATTATGACACCGCCATCGACGAAGCGTGATGTGAAGCATTCCTTTATTCTTGACATAAGTTAATCCTCTGTCGTTGTATTCTGTAGGTTAGGAGAAGTGCAGGATAACCTGCCTGTTGCTGTGTTGCAATGGTTGAGTGAGTGATGGATGATCTCAGTAACACCCCATGTCAGGTTGCTGTAGCCCTCATAGTATGTAGATATATCCTTGGACAATGACCGCATCTCTTTTATCTTGTCGAGCACAGGATGCTTAAGATCTTTCAGGATGCTATCACCAACTGCCCACTTACCTGAGGCCGTCTTCTCACCCTGCCCCTCAAAGATACCTATCACAGTGCGGGAGTATGGTTCGTTCTTAGTAACAACCATGCCTTTCCTTGGCCCTGTCTTGAATAGCTTAGGCATCCCTGTCTTAGCATCAAGCTGCGCCACTGGCATCATGTACTTAGACTCACCTCCAAACAACAGTAGCCCTAGGTCTGCATTGGATGCTGGGTTAGGCTCAACGATGTCATAACTCTCCATAATGTCCCGTACTTCCTTCACTCTATCCCTTAGTACAGGTAGTAGGCTGTTCTTAATATTCTCCGCTAACTTCCTATCGAAGTGCATACCATTGTACTCCATCTCAATGGTAGCCTTGAGTGCCCTCATCTGTGACTCAATGAGAGGCATGATACCTAGCTTCTTAACCGCAGCGTACTGGCACAAGAATACTAGCTCAGTGTTAAGCACATCATTCTTAAGGTAGGGGATAACAATCTCCTCTGGTATATCCGCTGTGTCTATACCGTTGTTCCAGTAGTCCTTCTTAAGTCTGTCGTCCTTGAGTACACCTCCATATTTTTCTGAGCAACTATCTAGTGTGGCGTATGTGCTACGCTGTCCTGTGATTATGTACTCGGCTAACTGTGTGTCCCATATCTTACCCTTGAACATGAAGCTATGGATGCTGTGTGCTGGGTGACTCATCATGGCATAGTGTATGTCGAACTTAAGGTTGTGTCCTACCAGCATCATAGCTGGGTCAACACCAAACACATGCTTACCTATAGCTACCTCCGTATTTTCAAAGGACTTAACTCCTGCATACACCACCTTGTTATTGGGGTGCCACGGTGCTGCCTTCATCTTACCTACTGCCTCATCTCCTGTGTTAAGTATGTTTGTCTCATAGTCTATGACCTCATATCTAACCATCATAACTCTCCTTCAAATCTAGCAATGTCTCCACGAAGAGTGATCTCGAACTTACCATTACGGAAGGTAGGATCATCTCCATCCAGTTTGTTCTTAGGAACATACAAGCCCCTAGTATTCTCGTACCCTGACTCATGTGATTTACCAAGGGTAATGATAGCATCAGCCTCACCCTGAATACCAGTTTTACTTCCATACAATTGATTCATCTCTATCCATAGCTGTCCTTCAGCAGTGCCATCGGCTTGGTTGACTGTGATAACTGGTGCGTACTCCTTGGCTAACTCTCTAGCCCATGCAAACATCCTTGTCTGCCTGTCTACCTCAGTGTTGGACTCCTTCTCGTAACCCCTCACCTTCCATAGCTGGTCAATGATAATCAAACCTGCTGGATAATTTTTTAGGATAGTTTCGATGTCAGACTTGTGCATGACTGATTTGTCTAGCACCTTGATCCTATCCTCCCTGCCCATCATCTTCTTGTACATAGGGAAGTACAGTGCCCTGTTAGCCTCCACATCCTTAGCCCTAGCTGCAAGGGCAGATGATATGATACGTCCCTTGACCTTGTTGCCTGCCTCCTAGTTGTTGAACCATAGTACATGCTGATCAGGCTCAAGCTGTGTCGCCATGTGGGTAGCCTCACTAGCGAGGAAGGTTGTCTTACCTGAGTCAGGTCGTGCCCCCACTACGATCAAGTCTCCCTTGCCTATCGGCCCACAAGCTGCATTCAATTCCTTCAGCCTCCAACGGATAGTTTTCTTATGCTTGATCTCATCGAACAGCTCATCAAGATCATCAGTAACAAACATCTTATCAAGATCACCAGCCTTATCAACCTCAAGCTTGTATGAATCAAGCAGTGCTTCGATGTCCTCTAGGTTTTTATGGTGCCCACCTTCGGCAATGACAGATGATACCTCAGTGATCTTATCTGCATAGTCCCTCTCAATGAATGCCTCAATGATCTTAGGGTCGATGGGTTTGGTACTAAGAACATCAGCTCTCTCAAAGATCTTCTTGTATATCTCACACTGATCACTCTTCATTAGTGAATGCCTAACAAGGAAGAACCAAGTGCCAAAGGTTCCCCAACTAAACTCATCCTCTGTCTCATACCATGTAGCCATGTCCTCAAGGATAGTCCAAGTCTCCTTAGAGACAGAAGACTTGTTGATGAATCTTATGTACCTATCAAACAAACCCTTGTCTAAAAACATATTTAAAATATCTAATTCCATAGGTAAAACTCCTTGACATACTTATAATACACAAGTATAATAGTTTATATTGTTTTATATATATAATATATTATAAGTAATACTTAATTATTTAATATTATATATATATATTTAATAGATCTAATAATTCTTTATCATCTAAATTCTTAGGATCTATTCGAGTGTTGACTAGATGTACTTTATCTAATAGTAATTCTAATCTGTTCTTAAGAACACGAGACTTCTTGATCACTATCCTATTATCGTAATCGAGGAAGACAATACCATGCTTCCTATCCTTGGTCAACTTGTTTATTGCATAGTCGCTCACCTCAGTACCGAGGATAGCACAGCTAGACACATGCCTACCTATCCGTATAGCAGACAACACATCCTCACACAACACCACCACATCAGGATGATTGATGTTATTAATCATGAAGACCATCTTGGTTGGTTGCTTAGTCCTCATGTAATACTTTGGCCCTTCGTCCTCCTTGAAAATTTTCCTAGCAAGGAAGCCAATGAACTCACCACCACTAGATATTGGTATCACTACCCTACCCAGTGTAGCACTGTATGCAATGCCATAAGTCTTTGATTCTACTGATGTTACTCTCGACTGTCCGACCCAGACCCTCGCTCCACTAGGCCACGATCTATCATCGGTTGTAGAATCTCTGGGCATTGTAACATCGCGGCTTGAATAAGCTCCAGCACTAGCAGCTTTTTCCTTAGCAAAGAAATGTCTAGGCTTACCTTCAAGACTACGACCAAACTGGCCACACCTAAAACACTTGGCATATACTCCATCATCTTTTCTCTCCACTATCATTGCATTGCTACCACCAGAACAGTCTGGTGATACATGGTTGACCCTCGCCTTCTGACCTATATCATCAGGGGCATAGGGCATGAACTCCTCTGTTCTTAGGAACACTGAGCACCTCCATTAATGTGTTGATTAGGTCTGCCTTACATACCCAGACAGTTAGTCCATCTCTTTGTGCGTGTAAAAGGGTATGTACTTCTATATACTCCTTTGTATGACCATGCAAGTTTAGTGTGGGCCAGTCACCATCAGAGTCTGCTGTATCTGTGATTATTACCGTTGTTTCTCCAGCGGACACAACATCACCTACCTCAAAGTCCTCACCTACCCATACTTCCCACATAATGACCTCCTTCTTTTAGTCTATCTATGAACACATCAACAAGAGCACTCACTAAGTCTGTGTTATTGTCAAAGTATACACGGCCATAGTGATCGCCCTCTATATACCTCTTGAATAACCAACCAGATTCCTCCGACCAGTACCCCGAGGTGTCTCCATCATTGGAAAGTGTGGTTACTGGAGTATCACCGGCAGTATCAGTATCCCCAGTACACAGCAGCACAGCGTTTCCTTTGAGGGGCACATAAATTACCGTGCCCTTCACAAACATAGTATTCTTTGTTGCTATTAACATTGTTATATCCTCCTATCCGAATACGTTACGGTAATGTTCTTCAACAGCAGCCAACTCGTCGTCCTCAGCATACCGTCCGAGGATAGTCATCTCAAAGGCCATGCGTATTGACCCTGTAGCTACAGTTAACATGCCCCAAGCATCAAGGTTACGGGGTGATAGTGCAGCAGACAGCTCGTCCTGCTCATACCCTGTCCGTAACAGGTTGCCCAAGCTCACCATCTGACTAGCTTGCCTTGACCCTAGCTTAGGGTGCATACCCAAGATCATAGACACCTCGTCATCGAAGCTCAAGTACCCAAGGTTAAGCACAACATCAATGCGATTCAATGTACTACCATCCTGAATCATAGTGGCACCATACTTAGCAGAGTTATCACCAGTACCTACCACGTTATCACACAGCACCATCTTGAATGTGTTCTTAGGAACAATCTGTTTGTCAGCTAGTGAACCGGGCATGTCATCGAGCTGAAGGATACCACCCCTCTCATACATACGCTGCAAGGACATCTGAATACCTGCCGGTGTCTTCCAAGGCTCATCGAAGGCAATGAACCACCCCTTCTGTAACGCCTTAGGAAGCTCACCAAGGACGAATTCCATAGCCCCTGCCTTGACCCAAGGCTTACCCAATAACGTGTCAGACTCCATATCCTGCCGTCCATTGATGCGTAAGTAGGGCTGCCTAGTCTTAGCACAGATAAACTTCTGCAAGGATGTCTTACCACTGCCCGATGGGCCGACAACTAAGACCTTAAGATCATGCTCAAGTGCCCTCATCTCCATAGTTAATACGTCATGGTCAATGACAAAGGTATCAAACTCAGCCATGTCAGGGATGAACACACGATCTTCCTCATCCCAATCCTCATCCTTATAACATGTTATAGCGAAGTCACCACCTTTAATCTTCAAAGGACTACGATCAAACAGTTCACTATACAGTACCTGACCCTCGCCACATTCCACATCAACATACTCAACCTCCACTTCCACCTCAGGTTCAGCCTCAGGTTCAGCAAATGACCCCAGTGATGTGCCCTTTATGTTCCAATCTGGTGCATGTTCTGACTTCATCTTCTCGATCAAGGCATCTCGTGTTCGTTCAGCTATAGTTTTCTCAGTCATAGTCTTCTCCACTAATTTTATGTATCCGTTTTTAAGAGCATCGCTAGGTATCAGATACCCCAGCATTGATTCCGGTGATTTGATAAGCCCCTCCCTAAGTATAAACCATGTGCCCACTGGTACAGAAAGTATACACAGCCCCTCTCCATTCACTATCTCATACGTCCCGTCTTCTATCATGATAGCACCCTGTTCTTAATAACATTTAGTAATGCACCCTCAAGTTCTGATGCGTCGTGTATAACCTCACAATTTTTGTAGTACTTCTTCACTGAGCTATCCTCAATACCTATACCATACAATGCCACTCTACCATCAGCCTCGATATCTTTACACACACTCTCCGTGAAGCTTGACAGCCCCCAAGTACCACTAGCCGCAGGACTACCATCACTCAGGGCAATGATCATTTTCTTGGTAGTCTTTTGCTTAAGCATCTCACTATGTGCCCATAGCAGTGACTCACCATCAGCATTGTCAGCTAACTCAAGCATAATTGAGTCCATTCTAGATGCTACATCATCACTACTAACACGACTGTTGAAGTCTTTAAAGATAAAATGCTTAGGCTTACGGGCAGAGTAGGTGAAGCCTACAATACTGTACTTAACACCCGTCACAGCCAGCGCATCATTGAGTAGGGCACAAGCATTGATAGCACAGGTATACTTATTGCCGTGCATACTACCGGAACAATCAACCAGCACCATGATGCTAGTATCCTTAGTGGTAGCCTCGATCTTTTGTTTGAACACACGCTCACCATAGGCACCACTGTCAGGTATACAGGTTCGGTGTAGGTTGCGGCCCAGCTTACCTTTCTTTAAGCCCTGCTGGTAGTGTGATTGCGACCTGACTTGTATCAGCTTGCGTACCGCCTTACCTATACTGTTCTTAGTAACAGTTACTCTGTTGTATACTCTGAAGTTCTTTACTATCGTAACCTCCGGTGTAGGCACATACACTCCGTCTGTATCCATACCCATGCCATAGTCAGCCCCCATTTCATGATCCTCATCATGCTTATGGAATAGGTACTTGGTAGACTCACAAGACTTGCCGTCCTCATCACCATCCTCACCCTCACTAGGCTCACCGTCACCCTCAGTCGGATCACCCTCACCCTTAGCCTTCTCCTCCTCAGCAGTACTATCACAGCCAAGGTAATCAAGCAGCTCTTTAACAATCTCATACTCTTGCAATGCAGTAGTGTTCCTAGTAACAAACCGATCACCGGACTCTAATAACTTGTTATAATAATCTAGGGCCGCCGGATCGAGCTTGTCAATGAACGCTAACGCAGCAGGCACACACTCAGGCTGGAAGTCTATTCGCTTATAACTATCCCATGCAAACAACGCCTTACCTATAGCAGCCTCAGTACTAGCACAAGGATCAGATGTGCTTGCCTTGACCTGACCATCAAGAAACAAGCCGCGACCTTGCGACATAACCTTGCGCTTACCTTCATACAGGTCATGCTTGTGATACTCCTGCCGATGATCATCCAACAGGTTCCAACAGTATCCAAAGAACGATCCCATGTTGATACCCTTATCCTTACACACTGTAAAGATATCATTCATGGCTGGATCACAATGACCTGACTCATGGTATATCTTATACTCCCACAATAGAAACTCTTGGGGTGTCCACTCAGGACTAGGCCGAGGAATGTATAGTATCCTGCCATTAGTGCGCGGTGCATCCTCATTGGTGTACTGAATAGTTAAGCCAGTATCCTCACACAAAGCGCGTACCACCTTCATCTTACTATAGTAATTAAATATCATGATAGGTTCCTTATGGTATCCCCCAACCACTCGACTGAATCTAACAAGGCGTCAAGCTCCTTAGCAGTGCACTTTACAGCGACCTTAGCAACAGAGTCTAGCATAACTTGCGCCTTCTCTAGCTCTGTCTTCTCTTCCTTACTGTCATCCTTGGCATCTTTGATAGCACGTTGAAGCGCGGATTTACCTAATGGCTTACCGTTCTCATCTGCCAATGGTATACCTAGCTCAAGCGCGGTGCCTATCACTGACTTAGCTGATGAGTATGATGCTGGCAAGAACGTACGGAACTTCCAGTGACCACTCTTTTTCTTTGCGCCCTCAGTATTATGATGGAATCTCTCCATATAGTCAGTCTCACCCAGCTCACACAGGAAGTTAAAGGATTCCTTATCCGATACCGAGTCACCAAACCTAGCGGCATCAACAAGCACACCATACGCTTGGGTGTCGGACTCTTTTGCTACGTCGAACTGTACGATTGATTCTAAGATACTCATAATAATTTCCTTATAATTTAGTTATAAATAATGTTGATTGCTAGACCCTTACCTCTTATAACAAGTTATAAACTATAGCATACACCGCTATTGTCCACACACACAAGGCAGAAATCATCAGCCCTGCCCATACTCTATCCGATAATCTACGCATCATTCATCTCCCATGTAGTCAGCTATTGAATGTATCAGCGCACTAGGCTTCACACTGTACGCCTCACACGCTTGAGCCACACTAAACTCATCCCGAACCACTGACAATACCGCCTTATATAATCTTTGTGCTGTGCTCATAATCCTACACTCCCTTGGTTTAAGTAAATTAATGTTACTAATAACAAAATTATAACGCCAGTACAAATGTCGTCAAGATCAATATTCATAGGTCACCGCCCCGCCATCAGGCAATAGTCCAATAACATCAGGCACATCACCCCATGATTCTACTTTCGCTGAATCTATACGGTTCCAATTGTACTGCTCAATACTTGAGTACTCGTGATAGTCAAACGATGCCGAGATAGGATCCCATTCAACTATCGCGTCCTCATCCCCAGAAAGATCGTCACATATTTGAGAGTAATGCTCGATGATTATACCCGCTGCTGTATAAGAGTATGAGTTATCATATAAGGACGCCATGTCACCCTGCATTTTTTCCAAGCTAATTGTATCTACAAAAGTTACCATAATCTTATTCCTTATTTATGAAGACCGAAAGCGACAATAAAAAATATAAACATGCCCACCACTATGAAACAATCCAATATAAAATCAATCATAATCTTATTCCTTATAACTTAGTTATAGTGATTTGAGTTTATGCCGACTCGCAAAGAATGCAGCATAAGGCAAACCACTGCCCGTTATAACACTGTTATAACTAACATTCGATGCTCAACCATAGGCTATTGATTCACCTATGCCCCACCGTCACGACCATGCTACGCCGCCATTCTAATTTCGGCTCCCGATTGTATGTCGGGTTCACCTTATCCGAATTTTTAAAGAGCTACACTTGGGGCTGCCAAGCGTTAGACTTGTGTCTATCGAGTGACCCTATAATAAGTTACAGGATCACTGAATAGATACAGTCCGGTGCTACTGTTGCGGCAAGTTTAAGATGTTCTTCATCAAGGTTAAAGCCATAGCCATATCATCAGGCGAAGCCACCGATGCAAACTGTTGACATTCTTGGATAAACATTGAAGTAGGTGACACTTTCTTCTCTCTAGTCGCCGCCTGAACCAGCTTCCCATCCTTTACAGTCAGCCCGAATCCTAACACTTTCTTAGACTCTCGACTAAGAGTCGATCGCATTACCGCAACATTATCCATAGCTTCCGAGTGCTCCCATATTTCGACCATCTCATCCCTAGCACTGGCATTGTCAAGGATAGTCTCACACATGGTGCGGATTATAGCGGCTGAATTACCGCCGACCTTTAGGCCGATAGCAACAGGATGAAAACCTTCGTACTGTGCCGCGATTTTGATTGTTGTCATGGTCGTGATTCCTTGTGTTGTTGTCGTTGAATAGTTTGGTGGTATGCCTAATATAATGCAGATCCCATGCCAACAATTGATATTTGCATAAACCCGTTATAAATCAAGCACTTGCGCCAGATACAGACTTGGCATGCTACTTGCTAGGCCATACAATAAAGGGCACAAAGTGACAATTTACGTCACAATATGCCCATCAACGCCTAAACATGAGAATGTTATTAAGAACAAAATTGATATACCCAAAAGGAATATACACAATACATTAATGACTCCCATTAAACGCCCCATTATGTGGATAGATTCAACATTGGCATGATCCTTGCAAGACCTTTAAACATGCGGAATAGTAGTGCTCACTAACATAAATGTGTATTGCATGTTCAACCCGTGAACGCTAATGAGAATCATTCCCATTTGGAATACATGCGGATGTTGAATGCAAATCTAAATGAGAATCATTCGCATCTGAATGTTTCACGTGGAACCATGCGATGGGTGCTGGAAAAATAAAAATGTTTCACGTGGAACACTTCACATGGGGGCACACGGGGGAGGGGGGAGGCTACTACATATTCAAATGCACCTTAAAAATATCTCACAGAAATGTGGTAGAACCCATTGGGGATAATGATAATGGGGATATGGGGACATTCATGATATGTATATTAGAAGATCACTATATAACCATTCATCGGAAAGTATGAAAATAATTTAAAATTAATTTATTCAATGAAACCAAGGACTTAGGGGATTATTCCCTTCAGGGGAAGGAGAAGTGTAAACATTTCAACACCTACTCTATAGAGGCTCTTATTTAATATTTAAGTATTAAAGATATAATTACAGTATATCTAATATTTAATGTTAAGTACTCTTACTCTCCTTAAGGAGAGAATATATATTAGATACTTAAATATTTAATACTATCCTCCTCCTAAGGGAGAGAGGGAGTAGATTGTTATTAATAACAAAACGGGGTTCACCAACAACAGATTGGTTCCCCTTCTTGTCTATTACCCTGTAAGGGTTAATCAATTCCCCTTGAGGGGAGAAGGAGTTTATACTTGGCGAAGGTAACT